GGCCGCAGTGGCGTCAGCGAAGGGACTGGGGTACGTGCTCATGTGCTTCTGCCTTCTCTCAGCGGAACAGTCGGACTTCGACGCGATCGTCGTCGACCTCGGACACGTCGACCGACGTGAGCGCGATGCCGATGACGGCGCGGGTGGTGTTGACGTCCCCAGGGGTCGGGGTCGTGACCGCGGCAGCAGCCGCGACCTTGCCGTCATCGGCGGCGACGACGAGTGCGCCAGCCGAGATGTCGGATGCGGCGATGAGGCGCTGCACGCCGCCGAGCAGGACGAGGACGTCGTCCCCACTGCCAGCATCCGTGGCGGCCGAACCGATCGCCTTCGCGCCGTTCGCAGCCGTGCCGGCGATGACCGTGCGGTCTGCGGAGACGGTGACGAGCTGCCCGTCGGTGATGGTGCCGCCGGCCTCGAAGGTGACGGACTCACCGGGCTTGAACTTGTGGATCGCCATGATCAGTCCTCCTTGTAGATGCGGTTGTAGAGCGCGTCGTCGGCCGACGCCTCCGGATCGCCCGCGCCGCCGATCTCGGTGACGGGGATGGTGTTCTTCGGCATGGACGCGATCAGCGCCGAGACGCCCTCCTCGTCCACGTCGAGCTGCGCACGCCACGAGGCCTGCGACGCGGGGGTGATGCGACCGTCCTTGAGGGCGGAGGCGATGATCCCGTCGCGACGAGCGCTGGTCTGCGCGGCAAGCGCCGCGACGCCCGCGGCCGCGTTGGCCTGGAGCTCGGCGAGTGCTGCGCTGTCGATGAGGGTTGCACCCTCGGGGATGACCGCGGATGCGGCCGGGGTCGGCTCTGTGGCCTGCTCGAGAACCTCGTCGACGGCCGCGAGGATCGCGTCGTCGGAGGCGGCGGCATCGGTGATTCCGAGCCGATCGCGCAGACCAGCCGTCAGGTTCTCGTAGGTCACGAGGTCGTCCTTTCGATTGGTTTCCACCGGCTCGGATGAGCGCGGGGGCTTGGGGGCGTTGCGGAACGCAGCCGCAACGCGGGAAGCGCGGGAGATGGAGTCCTCGGCGTCACCGAAGTCGACCTCGATCACCACGTCGTCATCGCTGACCGTCGACGTCTCGCCAGCGTCAGCGACCACACCGACACGGTCAGCGAGACCCATCTCGACGGCCTGCTTCGCGGTCATCCACGTCTCGTCAGCGAGGAGCGTGCGCCAGTCCTTCTCGCCGGCCTTCGCCTCGTAGATCTCGATCAGCGACGCCTCGATGTTGTCGAGCACGTCGGCCTCCTTGCGGAGGTCCGCGGCGGCGCCCCACATGATCGTCCACGGGGAGTGGATCATCATCTGCGTGCCCGGGGACATCACGACCTCGTCGCAACCCGAAGCGATGACCGACGCCGCCGAGGCCGCGAGGCCATCGACGACGGCGATCACCTTCGCCTTGTGCGCCCTGAACATGTTCAGGATCGACACGCCCTCGAAGACCTCACCGCCAGGCGAGTTGATGCGGAGCACGATCGTCTCGACGTCTTCGCCGAGAGAGTCGAGGACCTGACCGATGTCCTTCGTCGAGATGCCCCAGTAGCCACCCCACGAGTCGATCGGACCGTACATCCGGATCGTCGCCACCGTGCCACCGCCCGTCGCGGGTGTGGTCACGGCATCGAAGAACTCACTCTTCGACGTCGGCAACGGGGACGCCCCCCAGAACCTGTTCCGCTGTTCCGATCGCGCCGTCATGCCGCCTCCTCAGGCTCAGGCACACGGGGTGCCACTTCGTTGAGATTCGCCCCGGCCCGACGCACGAGCTCGCGCGCCTCTGCCTGAGTCAGTACCGGACGGTCAGTTCCGAGGTAGACCTTCTGCACGGTCTCCGCCGCGAAACGCGCCTGCTCTGCATCCGCCAGGTCATCGAGACCCTCGGCGAGCGACACGTGCGCAGGCAGCCCATACAGCGAACGGAGGTGCGCCTCGAGTTCAGCGTCAGGAGTGATCGCCTTCGCATCGATGAGTGCCTTGATCGCCTCCGCCGTCGCCGGGTGCTCCGAACCGATCGGCTCGCACACCAGGCGCGGGGCAGGCTCGGCGTCGCCCCAGTTCAGGTCGACGAGGTCCTCGATGACGTGCTGGTTGATGACGTCCGCGATGTTCCCCGCGACCGCGTTCAGCGAGTCAGTGAAGAAGTTCGCGAACGTCGACCCGAGAGCCCACGAACCCGTCTCCGTGCCGAGGTTCAGGAAGTGCGCCAGCACCGCGCGAGCGATCTGCTCATCGTGGTACCGGATCGGCCCCTCCGTGTCGGGGAGCTTCCCGTCTACACCCTTCATCGACAGGGTCGCACCGTGAGGGATGGACGCCCCCGCGGACTCGCCCGCGCGGATGTCCTTCGCGATCGTCAGACCAGCGTCACGCTCGGCCTCCTGCCGCCGCGTCACCTCGTCCGGGTCAGTCACCGCCTCCGGCACTGCGGAACCCACGTACACGGGCACACCCATGCCGTTGCGCTCCGCCGACAGCGCCTGGATGCGCAGCAGTCGATCCTTCAGCAGCCAGTTCTTGTACGCCTGACGGAGCAGCGACTGCCCCAACCAGTTCGCGCCCTCACGCTCGTTGACATACATGACCAGCCGGTCGACGCCGATCAGTTCCTTGACGTCGTACTGCTTGATGCCGATGAGCCCACCATCACGGGCGACCTTGATGTCCTCGATCGTCCGCGGCGGCCGCCACGCCAGCTTCGCCAGATGCGCGACACCCGGCTCCGACGTGAGGTCGTAGACCTGCTCGAAGGGCGAGAACCCCAACGGCAGCGACAGCAACGCCAACCGCAGGTGATCGTCGAAGGAGAACCGACCCCGGGTGCGCGTGCGCGCGACCTCGTCCTGCCCCTTGACCGGCACGCCGAGATCCTTCGAGATGTGCTCGACAACCTCCGGGCGGGCCCCGGCAGGATCCAGCCGCCACTTCGCCTTCCGGATAGGAAGCGTGACCGCACGCACGACCGACCCGACCTGCGCGTCCTCCCGACGCATCTTGTCGAACGTCTCGATCGACTTCGGGAAGATCAGCTCCGGGTTGGTCTCGTTCGACTCGTCCGCGAGAGAGGACCACCGCGGCAGCGCGACGGACTGGTAACCGACTTCGGGCACGGCGGGCCTCCTCTCAGAACTGTGCGGATGCGAGATTCACCTCGCCTGGCGAGCTCGCTTGGCGCGAGATCGATACGGCCTTCGCCGGCGGTGGAGGCGGCGGCTTCGGCGCAGGCGGCTCCAGCACCTCGAGCGCGTACAGCGCGATCGACTCCGCGATCACACCGCTGATGTCCACCGGCTGCGACCCGAACCGATCCCACGCAAGGTTCGCCGCGTACTTGTGCGCGACTCCGCCCTGGATGCCCAGATCGACGTCCGGCTGCTTCACGAGCTTCAGCCGCTTGTCACGGACAGCGTCCGTGATGCGACCAGTCGCGAGAGCGAACTGCGGACCATCGAGCGCATGAACCGTGAAGCCCTTGTCTTCGAGCGCCTTGACGAACTCCATCGCCGGGCACCCCTTGGACATCACGGCCACTTCCCAGTAGCCGGACTGCTTCGCGAGCTCCTCCAGGTAGTCGGGCAGCCACAGCATCCCAGCGCGCTTCACACGCACCGTCGCGAACGGCTTCCCGTCTTCGGCGACGACCGCGCCAGCGACCCACGTCATCTTCCGATCCGCGGACGTGTCGACGCCCCACACGGTGCGCCCGCCCAGCGGGATACGAACCTCAGACACAGGCACTTGCAGCCCCGTCCAGTCGTCGGGCTTGATGTGCGAGTCCACCTTGGAGGTGACCCACTGGCACAGCACCTCCGTGCGGTACCCGGCATCCGTCATCGTGCGAACATCGCCGAGGCAGATCTCCACCGTCATCGACCCGTAGCCGATCGACGGATTCGACTGGAGGATCCCGTCGACGTCGTCCTTGTCGCAATCGTCCGGCGCCGACCACTCGAAGATCCCGAGGGAGTTGTCGCGACCGTTCGCGAAGTCTTCCAGCGACTGAAGTCCCGCGCCGACGTACGCTTCGTACTCTCGGAGATCCGCGAGCGCCGCGTCACGCTGATGCTTCAGAACGATCGAGGACGAATCCCCGGCATTCGAGAATCCGATCAGCATCCCGTTCCAGAACGACTTCGTCGTCTGCGAAACCGCGTTCCACGCCGCCCACGTCTGCTGCTCGCGCATCTCGTCCATCAGGACTTTCGATGCGGGCTTGCCGCGCGCGTTCTTCGCCGCGCGAATCTCGTAATGCGCTCGGGAGCGCGCGACGATCGATTCCTTGCCGTTCGTGTCGACGACTTTCGCCGTCGCCCGCTGCAGCGACGGAAGCGCAAGGTCAGCTTCCTCGGCCGTGTCCGGTTTCGGATCGCACCACAGCTTGACGTTCGCCCACGGCTCGCGCGCAATGTCGAGATTCTGCGCGACACCGACGACCTTGAACTTCAGCGGCGGCACACGATCCGGATTCCGCGCCGACTCGATGAACAGCCACCACGCCGCCAGAACCGACCCGAGCGTCGTCTTCCCGTTCTGCCGGCCGACGAGGACGATCACCCGACGGAACCGGTAGGTGCCATCCTGGAGCAGCTCGAGCGCGTGGATCAGCAACCACTGCTGCCACGGGTACAGATCGATGCCCAGCACCATCGCCGCGAACTCGATGACCTCGAACCCGAGCGACGTCTCCGGCGTCAGCTCACGCAGCGGCCGCGTCCACAAGCGCGGCTCCGTGAACCCGAACCGCTTCTTCGGCGCCGACCGTCGCGAACGACTCTTCGTCCGACCAGGCGCAACCGTCGACATGGAACCTCCGCTATGCGATGCCGCGCTTCTTCTTGAACGACGTCAGATCGTCGTCCTCGCCCTCCGGCGACTCGCCCGCCGGCCGCGCCTCCGCCGCCTTCGCAGCCCTCGCCGCCGCACGCTTCTCCGCCGCAGTCGGCTTCGGCTCCACCGACGTCGCATGACCATCCAGAAACCGCTGCAACTTCGACTGCGCCGAAATCCACGCCGTCATGGCACGCCCACCCGCACCCTCATCGAGCTGCTCCGCGAGATCCTTCAACGTCGCCACCAGCAACGCCGCCTCAGGCACCGAAGCCAGCCCCGTCGCCCGCAGCATCCGCGTCACCGCATCCCGATAGTGGCGCTTCGACCGCGGCATCCTCACCGACCTCCAGATGGGGTAAAAAACGGTGCCAACCAACCGGGGAGAGAGGACCAGGCCGGGCGGGAGGTGGTCCGTGCCTCGGCCTTGGCTGGATTTTTCAGCGGGGGCCGAGGCTTAGGTGAGTCGGTAGGGCTGGGTTGGGCGGAGCCATGGGTCT